AGAAATCTAAATTATTCTGCAGCAGGATTGCAAGGTACCTTTGGAAAATACTTTCCAGGTAACTTAGAAGAATCTTATTCAAGAAATCCTGAAAAGATTGCCAATAGGGTTTATGCCTCTAGAATGGGTAATGGGGATGAGAAATCAGGAGATGGATGGAAATTTAGAGGAAGAGGAGCACTTCAGTTAACAGGTAAGGATAACTATAAAGCATTCTCAGACTATCTTAAAAAGCCAGAGATCATGACTAATCCAGATTTAGTAGCAACTACCTTCTCTTTTGAATCAGCAATGTTCTTCTTTGATAAGAATAAGCTTTGGTCAATTTGTGATCAAGGAGTTAATGATGCAGCCATATTAGCTCTTACAAAAAGAATAAACGGTGGTACTCACGGTTTAGATGATAGAAATCAAAAAACTAAAAAATATTTTGAATACGTAAAATAGTTACCATGAAAACCAGCCTAATTATCACACTATCAATGTCAACACTACTAGCCTTTATAGGTACCTACTTTTTTAATTTAACAGCAGATAATATAGAGCAGTTCCTAGCAATAGGATTGATTATTTTTGTTGATGGGTTCTTTGGAGTATGGGCTGGAATGAAAAGAGAAGGATTTCAGACATTTAAAGCGTTAAAGGTACTAAAGACATTTGGTTTTTGGATGGTGATGCTTGCTTGTATTCTCTCAATTGAAAAAGGATTTAAGGGTACGGCATGGTTGAGTGAAACAATTATGGCACCATTTATGGTATTTCAATTAATCTCTGTATTAAAAAATGCCTCAATGGTAGGTATTGTACAGAATGAATTACTTACTCAAATATTAGACAAACTAGACAAACATAAAGGAGAGAGAGATGTTTAAAGATAAACAAAATATATTATTAATTTTAGTAGTTGTATTAATTGGTTATAGTATATTTAACACAAACAGCATCAGAACAGATGTTAAAGGATATAAAGCTGAAATAGAATTATTACAAACTAAAGTAGATTCAGCTAAAGTAGTTAATCAACAAATCGATACTAAAATCGATTCAGTAAAACAAAATGTAGTTACTATTACTAAAGAAATACATCATATAGATAATACAATAACAATCGTAAAAAAACAAACAGATGAAAAAATTAATACTGTTAATAAGTTTTCTAATGCTGAGCTTGAATTCTTTTTCACAAACAGATACAACAAAAGTACTACTCCCAACTAAAACCGCTCGGTTAATTGCTAGAGATCTTATCAAATATGACGGGTGTGTGCAGGAGCTAAAACTTACTCAACAGAAAGTTATTAAGTTAGAAGAAAAAGATGTACAGAAAGATACAATCATTAAACTTTTAAATGATAAGGATGAGAATAATAAATACATCATCCACCAGAATGAACTTCAAATTGGACAGTACGAACATATGACTGACGATTTACAAAAAGAATTAAGAAGATCTAGAACAAAAACATTTTTATATAAGGTAGGAACCTTTCTAGGATTAGCAACTTCTGCATATCTCTTTATAAAATAAAATTAAAAGAAAGCTTGTTTTTACAAGCTTTTTTTATTATATTATAATTATATAAATGTTATAATATGAATCAAAGAGAAGTTACATTTACCATTGATCGAGAGGAAGAAATAGAGGTTGTAGAAAAAGAATTAGTTAACCACCCACAACACTACGGAGGAAAAGACAATCCCTACGAAGCTATAAAAGTTATTGAAGCCTGGAAGTTAGATTTCTGCTTAGGGAATACTGTTAAATATATTTCAAGAGCTGGAAAGAAAGATAATACTATCCAAGAGCTTGAGAAAGCTCTATGGTATTTACAAAGAGAAATTAAAAGTCTAAAAGATGGCAAAAAAAATTCTTAAGCAGATAAGTCTGATTAGAGACTTTTGTAATCCAGTTATAGATTATAGTACTAGTAAATCAATTTCTTATAGTCAAACTCTATCCTATAATACTTGCCCACACCAATGGGCATTAAAATATGTCAAAGGATTACAAGAGTATAAACCTTCTATTCATACAGTCTTTGGTACAGCTTTACACGAGGTAATGCAGGAATGGTTAACAGAACTTTATGAAGGAACTGTTAAGAAAGCTACTGAAATGGATTTAGGACAGTTGTTACATGAAAAACTATTCAGTATCTATGCTCAGGAAAAGGAGAAGTACGGACAGCATTTCTCTACCTCTGAGCAGTTATCTGAGTTCCATAATGATGGAGTTGAAATTTTAAAGTACGTTCGTAAGAAACGCTCTAGTTACTTCGGTACCAAGTACTATAAGCTGGTTGGAGTAGAGATTCCTCTTATACATAAAATAGCTGACAATGTCTTCTTTAAAGGATATATTGATATTGTTCTTTATGATGAGCAGGATGATAAATATATTATTCTAGATATCAAAACATCAACCTCAGGATGGAATGATTGGGCCAAGAAAGACGATAAAAAACTAGCGCAATTACTTCTTTATAAAGAATTCCTAGCAAGACAATTTGATATAGATGTCGATAAGGTAGATGTAAAGTACTTTATTGTAAAGAGAAAGGTTCCTAAAGATCCAGAATATCCAGCAATGGGTAGAAGAGTTCAAGAATTTATACCACCTTCAGGAAAGATTAAGAGAGGACAAGCCACAACAGCACTTACAAAGTTTATTAATGATGCTTTTAATAGTCACGGACAGTATATTGATAAAGAGTATGATAAGACTCCTTCAAGATCAAACTGTATGTTCTGTGAATTTAAAGGAACCGAGCACTGTCATGCAGGTGTTTTAGGATAAGGGTATATTTATATATGTATATAAATTATAAACTATAAAAATGGTAAACACTAGTAAAAAACTGACATCGGTTAAGGTAGAAGAGGATCTTCTACAAGAATTTAAAGAACAATGCGTAAGGCATAAATTTTCTCTACAAAAGCTTGTAGACAGAGCAATTTTTTTATATCTTACAGAAGAGAGCTTTAAGCAAAAGCTTCACACACAAACAAATATTAAATTAAAATAGTTACATGAAAGAAAAGTTTAGTTACGTAAAAAAAGAAGATCGAAAAAAGATTCTTCTGTTATGCGATGATATTAGGATGCATTCCGGTATCGCAACTATGGCAAGAGAGATTGTCGTAGGAACATCCCAACACTTTAATTGGGTGAATTTAGGTGCTGCTATTAATCATCCTGAGGTAGGGAAAGGATTTGATATATCTGCAGAAGTAAATAGGTTGAATGGAATAGAAGATGCAGATGTAAAAGTTCTTCCTAACAACGGATATGGAGATGCAATGCAGATTAGGTCTTTAATACAGACAGAGCGTCCTGATGCTATTATGATTTTTACAGATCCAAGATATTGGATATGGTTATTCGAAATAGAAAGAGAGATTAGAAATCAAATTCCATTATTTTATTTAAACATCTGGGATGACTATCCTGCACCTTTATATAATAAATCTTATTACGAGTCATGTGATTTATTAATGGCAATCTCAAAACAGACTAAAAATATTAACGAAATAGTTTTAGGAGAAGCAGCTAAAGATAAAATTATCAAATATGTTCCTCATGGAATAAATGATAAACATTTTTTTCCAATTAGAGAGGGTCATGAGAATTTTGGATTGCTGCAGGAGTTTAGAAAGAATATGTTTGAAGGAAAAGAATATGACTTTGTAGTATTATTCAATTCTAGAAACATTAGAAGGAAATCTCCAGGAGATGTAATTCTCTCTTATAAACTATTCTGTGATATGATCGGAGAGGAGAGATCAAAGAAATGTGCTTTAGTAATGCATACACAGGCTGTGGATGAAAATGGAACAGATCTTTATGCTGTTCGTGAGGCTCTTTGTGATGATCATGTAAATGTATACTTCTCACAGAATAAGTTAGATACACCTCAAATGAATTTACTATACAATGTAGCTGATGTTGGCTTACTTATTACTTCAAACGAAGGATGGGGATTATCTCTAACTGAAACTATGATGTCCGGTAGAATGATTATTGCAAATGTAACTGGAGGAATGCAAGATCAAATGAGATTTGAGCATGATGGTAAGTGGATTGACTTTACTCCTAACTTCCCTTCCAATCATAGGGGAACAGTTAAGGATTGTGGGGACTGGGCAGTACCGGTATTCCCTTCAAATATCTCATTAGTTGGTTCAGTTCCTACTCCTTATATCTTTGATGATAGATGTGCTCCTGAAGATGTAGCAAAAGCATTATGCGATGTTTATGATATGTCGAAAGAAGAAAGAGATGCAAAAGGATTATTAGCCAGGGAGTGGGTAACATCAGATGAATCAGGAATGTCAGCAAGACAAATGTGCGATAATGTAATCGATGCAATGAATGAATCATTTGAGAAGTTCACTCCAAGAGGAAGATTTGAGGTGCATAAAATTACAGACAGACCTAAAAAACGTATAACACATAAATTAATATACTAGTTATGAATAAACCTACATTAGTAGTAAGTTGTCCTATAGATACCTATTCAGGGTATGGGGCAAGAGCAAGAGACTTTGTACAATCGATTATCGATCTAGATAAATATGATGTAAAGATATTATCACAGAGATGGGGTAATACAAGATTCGGATACTTGAAAGATCATAGTAACGAATCTCTAGCATCTAAAATTATCACACAACTAACACAACAGCCAGATATCTGGATGCAGATTACAGTACCGAATGAATTTCAAAAAGTCGGTAAATACAATATTGGAGTAACTGCAGGAATTGAAACAACACTTTGTGATCCTTCCTGGCTACAGGGATGTAATAATATGGACTTAGTTTTAGTATCTTCTGAGCATGCAAAGAAAGTATTTGAGGAGAGTAGGTTTAATATGCAGGATAATAGAACAGGACAAATCACAGGAGAGGTTAGTCTTAAAACAAAAGTAGAAGTTTTATTTGAGGGAGCTGATATTGAAAAGTATGTTCCATTAGCATTTCCTGTTAAATTAGATCTTAATGAAATAGATGAGATGTTTTGTTACCTAGTAGTAGGCCATTGGCTACCAGGAGAAATAGGAGAAGATAGAAAGAATATAGGATATACTATTAAATCGTTCTTAGAAACGTTTAAAAACAAA